GGGTGCTGTTCCTCGCGATTGCATTGTAGTTGACACCATGCGTAATGATGGTGCCAACTGTATTGGTGTAGAAATACGACATGCCAGTGGTGCCAACAGTTATCTCTTATTTGCCAACTACACACAAGAAGTGCGTCAACTACAGGGTTTCAAACTTGACCTGGCTGTGTTTGATGAACAGCCACCAGATGACTTCTTCTCAGAAATTGTTACTAGAACTGCTACCACACAAGGTAAGATCCTGTGTTCGTTTACACCACTCAAAGGTCTCAACGGACTGGTATCAAAGTTTTGGAATCGTGAACCAGGCTATGAATACATTCGTGTGAGTTGGGATGATGTGCCTGAATATGATCCTTGGAATCAACCATTCTTGTTGATGGAAACACGCCGCCAATTAGAACGAGATTACTTGCCACATGAACGAGAGGCTCGTATTGCTGGTAAGCCTGTTATGGGCAAAGGTGCTGTGTTCCAAATTGGTCATTGGCCAACCTACAACACAGGCGACATTGACTTTTTCCACATGCCCAACATACAAAGAGTCATTGCTCTGGACTTGGGCTTGGTCAATGACAAAACAGTGATATCACTGATGTACTGGGAGCCTTATGAACGAACAGCATATCTACACAAACAAATTGTTGTGCAGGGTGTAGAAGAGGCTGTGCCCAGTCAATACATCAATCACCTACTTCGCCCTGAAGTGTTTGGTACTCCTATCGTGCTACCTCCTGACGCAAGCACTCCTGGCAGATACACCATGAGTGCCAACAGCATTAGAGAACTGTTCGAAAGTTATGAACTCAATGTCTATCACAAAGCCATAATGAACCCACCTGATCAAGAAGGACGCATAACTAATCACAAGAGTTATGGTATCAACCAGATGCGTCAAATGCTGGAAGTTGGCAATCTTATGGTCAATGCCAACTGCACTCAATTTTTGAGTGAAGCACAAAACTACTATGTAGACCAGCAGGGCAGATTCAGTGATCCAGATGACTGTATTGACTCTGCCCGTTACGCATTATTAGCCTGCTTGCAAGGACTAGCAGAACCCTGGGATAATAAAACTCCGGCTGAACGCATGAGAGCACAAAGAGATAGATATGTTAGACCCAGAGATGAAATGAATAAACCACAATGGAAAAAGACGCACAACCCAGCCTAGCCACTAATCTAATCATAGTTGGTGAAGGTGCCGCACCTATCTTGCTGTGCCCTAGGCATGCAGAAGCCTTGACTACCATGCTAAACACAGCACATGTGCCTTTTGCCTGCTATGGATTAGATGCCCGGCCAGATGAAGTCCCAGCAGATTCAGCACTTGATCCTTTAGATCACTTGTGTCAGGCCTGCAACTTATCAGCAGAACTTGCTCAGCCCAGGATCATCTTGCCTGACTAAATAAATGATCTAACAAAGGATCCCGTAGATGCTAGACATCAAGAACATACCCGTAGAAAACATCAACAAAAACAACAAAACCAATGCCCGTTTTGTTCGTATGAAAAACCAGATGGATGTCAAAATGGCATCTTATCTGCGTTACCTAGGCACCAAAAATGCTGTAAACCGTGCCAGTGATTATCACTATCTGTGCCTAGCAGTTACAGATTCTACAGCACCTGTAAACGGCATTGACTACATTCACCCAAGTGTAAAACCAGTGGTTGACTACGCAACTGCTGTTATTACCAAAGGACTTACACCCAGTGGCGAAATCAACTTTGAATTTGTGGCTGATGGTGCTGAAGATGAAATTGCGGCTCGTCAAGCCACAGACATGGTCAGCAAGGTTGTAAATCAAATGAATGACCCACACTTTATCATGGAACGATGGGTCATGGATGCTGCCATGCACAAAAACGGTATGATGATGATCAAGCCTATCCGTGAGCCTATTGTGCGTTATGTTGAAACAGATGGCACCGCAGATCAACTACAGGCCTTTGAACTACAAGCACAAACAGCAGGTCTAACAGTATTGCGTCAAAGCCGCAGAAAATATGATGTAGACATGGCCGCAGTTATGGCTGAAATTACACAACTGCTGGGTGAGCAACAAGCAGGTCAAGCAGAATCTATGATCACAAACTTTATCACGGGTCTACAAGATTTACCTGATGAGTCTGGAGATCCTGCCATTGATGCAGCCATGATGACCGGCGAGAACAACATTGCAGAACAAGAAGCCATCATTCAAGATGCCATTGCAAGACACACAACCTATAAAGCCAAATACAAACTAACTGGCTACAACATCAACATCAAGTTTCATCCTATTGCACAACACTACTGGATTTGTGATCCTACTGTGCCTAACATGTCTGACCAGCCTTTCTGCGGTTACTATGACCCAATGACTATTCAAGAGGCCACAGAACTATACCCAGGCATCAACTTAGAAGAATTTGAACGCCACGCAGAATACAACATGAATGGAGCCTACCAAGCAGGTTCAGTGCTCAACAACTTGGCTATCCATGCTAGAGACTCTGTGCCTGTCATGGGTATTCCAGTGAGTTCTGCCAGTGCCGCAGATCCACACAGTCGTATTGTTTCAGTTGTTACAGTATGGAACAAGTATGATATCGACGGTGATGGTGAACTAGAACTAGTAGAGTTGATCTACTCAGGTTCATACATTATCTCCGCCCGTGAAGTTGAATTCATTCCTGTGGCCAATTTGTGTCCAAAGCCACTGCCAGGCAACTTCTACGGCATGAGCATTGCCGAGTCAGTTATTCCCATGCAAGAATACAACACATCAGCCGCCCGTGCTGAAATCCAGTTGGGCTTGTTGACTGCTACACCCAGGATTGGTGTGAAACCAGACCGTGTTGACTTTGAAATGATCCAAGACGGTGAGTCAGCAATCTTTATCCTAGATTCAAAGTTTGACCCATCAAAAGACATTTACCAAATGCCCCCTCCTTCAGGAAACCTACAGTTCTTGGAAGTGGCCATGAACCGTATCCAACAAGATACAATGGCCATGGTAGGTATGACCACTCCACAAGATGTGTTCAATCCTGAAGTGATGGCACCTGGTAATTCGGGTATCAAACTGCAAATGGCTCTAAGCCCTAACCAGATCATCCAAGACAACACAGTTCGTAATAGTGCTGAAGGCCTAAGAGAAGCCCTGTGGCTGGTGTGGAGAACATTGATCCAGTATGGTGATGACTATGGTGTCAAGAAATTGGCTCAAACAACACACCCTGATCGTCAGCCAGAATTCTTAGACTTCTTGGCCTGGGACGACATGAACTTCTGTGATCGCAAACAGATTCACATTGAATTGGCCATTGGTATGATGAGTGATGAAAACGCCTTGGCTCGTCAACAGATTATTCAGAAATGTCAAAACGATTTGTATGCCAGTGTGCAAGGTCTAATGCAAGCAGGCACATTGACACCTGACATGTATAAGAAGATCAAGAAGCCATTTGCCGACACACTTTACATTCTTGGTATCAAAGATGCCAACACATACTTGCCTACTGATGATGAAGTTATGAAACTCATTGAACAGGCACAGCAAGCACAGCAAGGCAAAGAACCTAGCCCAGATGACAAAGTCAAACTGGCCAAAGCCAATTTGGATACTGTCAAAGCACAGCAAATTGCCGCAGAAACAGAAGGAGTTGATGCTGAGAGCCAACTAGATTACATGAGTATGGCTATGGGTAATCCAAAAGTTTACAGTTGATATAACACAAAGGAAATGCAATGATTGATCAAGAAGTAGTAGATGCCTACAATCGTAGGCTGACAGTAGACCTGTCTAACATCAAAGAGTTGACGCCCAGTCAACGAGACGCAGTAAAAAACTATGGAAGCATGGCTGAAGCACTGATTAAAAATCGTGACTTGGCCATGTTTATCCACCACTATAGATTTGAAGTCAATGACGCATTGGTTGCTATCACACAGCACACACAAGAAGCCAATGCAGAACGCATTGCACTGGCCAATCAACTGGCAGGTGTAGATGCCTTCATCAACAGTTTGAAACGAGCAGTCTATAAGAAAAATAGACTGCTTGCCGCAGAAACAGCCCAAAATACGGGCACATGAGAATTTAGAAAGACTAAATAAAAGCATACCAGGTAACCGTAAAAGGCCCAGAAAAGGAAAAAAATATGACAACTGAAATCATGCCTAACACCACTGAAGGTGCGGCCACTGAATCAACCGCAGTCCCAAGTTTGGACTCAATTGCACAAAAGATGACCGCCATGCGAGAGCAGACCGTGCGTAATCAACTTCGTGCTACTGAACAGACTGCAACAGGTCAAGATGAAGAGGCAAATTCATCAGGCCCTGTAGCACCTAACGATAATGTTGATGCTGAAGTTGCTGAATCCGGCAGCACTGATATTGTAGACAGCAATCAAGAAGTAGACGCCCAGGCAGAAGAGCCTGTAAGCACTAATAGTAATGATTCCTCAGCAGAAGATTTGATTGACTTTATTGAATTTGCAAATGATAATCCAAATGCAAAATTCAAATTTACCCGTAACGGTAAAGAGGTTGTAATTGATGCTAAGAAAGCCGCCGCAATATTAGGACAAGGATCTGCAATACACGAAGAAGCCCGTCAATTGAAAATTGAACGTGCTGAGTTTGATGAGTATGTAGGTGAACATCGTGCCCGTCAAGAAGGTTTGACACTAGCCATGGAATTCACTGTGCAACCCAAGTTGCAAAAGGCCTATGATGAGATTGTGAGAACACAAAATTTTCAGACAACCTTCCAACAGCAGTTAGCACAAACGCAGGATCCTGCTCAAAGAGCAAGAATCCAGGCCAGTATGCAACAGAATGAACAGTACATCCGCCAGCAACAAGGTGTTATCACCCAGTTGCAACCGGCAGTAGAACAGTTCCGTCAGTTGCGTAGCCAGCAAGTATCACAGGTTCTAGCACACAATCGCAAGAACTTTCAGGACAAAGAGTTGAAGAATGAATATGTCTACAACGAAGTCCGTGACAAACTTAGCCGGGTATGGTCTGGTGCAAAAAGTGAAATTGTTCCAGGTGTGCCAAACATTGATTTGATCAGCAGTGATGAACAGTTACTGAGCCTAGTGCGTGATGGTCTGCGTTATCGCAGTAAACCCACAACCAAGGCAGCAGGATCTAGCATCGCACAACTCACAAACCGCAAAGGTTCAACCACAGGACGGTCAGGAGACGACCTCTCCAAACTTCGTGAACAAGCCAAGGCGGGCGATAAAAAGGCCGCAGACAACCTACTTGTTCAACGACTACAGAGTATTCGTGCAGGTAGGGGTGCAAGATAAACCATTTACTAAAGGAATAATAAAATGGCAGAAATTACAACCAGTCAAATTGGTAACGGCACAACCGCATATGGTTCAGATATCGTTGTCAAGGACTTAGACTTAGATGTATCCAACCGTGTCAAAGATGACACTCCTGTGCTCAACATGTGTATGAGCAAGAAACGCAAGGTCAACAGCACACTACCGTTGTGGACTGATGACATTTACCGTGCTCCAGCCGTGCAAGCACAAGTTGAAGGCGCGGCAGTTAGTAGTGCTAATGCTCAAAGCAACACTCGTTACAACTTGGGCAACTACACACAGATCTTCTCAACTGTTATTGCCGCTTCAGGCACAGCCCGTGCAGTGATGCAGGCAGGCGGTGACCCACAGGCCTATCAGGAAGTAAAACAGTTGATTGAACTTATGTTTGACGTTGAAGCACAATTAGTGCGTAACGACCAGATTGGCACCAAGTATGCTGGTCAAACAGGCACAGCCTCTGGCTTGCCAGCAGGTCAAACAGGCCGTCGCATGGGTTCACTAGCAAGTTTCGCAGGCACAATGAGTTTCAACACTACTTCAGGTTCTCTAAGTGGTTTGGACACATTCTTCAACAACGAAGACACTGACTCTGCAACACAGATCAGCAACGCATTGCGTATCTATGCTAACGGTTCTTACTACTACTCAGGCACATTCACCAACCAGGTGTTCAGCCCTGTGCTTTACAAGCAGTTGGTAACTGTTGCAGAACAAAGATACAATGCCAAAATCCGTACTATGGTTGCTCCTGTTTCATTGAGAACCATCATCAGTGATAACATTGGTAGTTCAAACAACTCTATCAACCGTCGTAATGTTGAAAGAGGCGACACTATCCAGACTTACGAAGGCGACTTCAACTACACATACGAAATCTTTGATTCTTGGATCATGGATTCCGTTGGTGTAAGCAACACAATTTACTTCTTGAACGAAGATGTTGTGCAATGGGGTTCGTTGCGTGACCTAGGTCCCAACAACGAAGTTTTCAGTAATTCTGATGCTAGTTTAGACCAGTTCATCATGGAAGGCACATTGATCGTGCGTAACCCAGCAGGCGTTGGTATGTTGAACAACATCACCAATACTGGTACACTGGTAACTTCACCACGTGCTTCCGCATTGGTAAGCCGTGTGAACTTTGGCGCAGGCGATGTTACACCCTAATCCATAACTGGATTTTAGTGTCAAAAGAAAGGGGCTTCCAAGCCCCTTTCTCATGGGTGGTCTGGCTGCGGACTAAATACTTGCATGAATGATCACAACAATCCAGACTACCTAGACAGCACAGACCCAGAAAAGAACTGGGATTACTACCGCCAAGATCACGGTGGTATGGTCACCAACCACAATGGCATAGCAGACAAATTGCTACAAAACAACGACCTTTACCGCAGCATGAAGGGCGATTGGACTAGAACTGCTACCAACAAATCAGGCAACATCATTACCACAACTGGTCGTGAAGATGGCAAGTTTTACATCAAACGAGAACAGCAAAACACAGAAGACATCAAATTGCGTGTAAAGAACTACAGGCATGCTGCCGAGCAAGGCATTCCTGATCCATTGGCACCCATTGGCGAAGATGGTAAATTGACATATAAGTGGATGGAACTGCCGCATGTGATCAGTATCCGCATCAGTGATCAATACTTTGAT